ACCCCGACCACGATCTACAAGAAGCAGAAGCTGGATCGTGACGACATGCTCGACATCACCGACTTCGATGTCGTCGCCTGGCTCAAGGGCGAGATGCGGCTCATGCTCGACGAGGAGCTCGCTCGTGCAGTCCTCATCGGCGATGGTCGTGACGTGGCCCACGAGGACAAGATCAACGAGGGCAACATCCGTCCGGTGGCGAAGGATCACCAGCTCTACGTGACGACGATCAGCGTCAACCTCAGCGACGCCAACTCGACGGTCCGTGAGATCATCGACGCACTCATCCTCAACCGGCGCTTCTACAAGGGCACCGGTCTCCCGACGATGTACACCACCGAGAGTGTCATCGCTCAGTTCATGATCCTCAACGACGGAGATGGCCGCCGGCTGTACCGTTCGCTCGACGAGATCGCCGCTGAGCTGCGGGTGGCTTCGATCGTTCCGGTCGAGGTCATGGAGGAGGAGCCGGAGATCGTCGCCATCCTGGTGAACCTTTCCGACTACGTGCTGGGTGCCGACAAGGGCGGCAACGTGTCGATGTTCGACGACTTCGACATCGACTACAATCAGTACAAGTACCTCATCGAAACCCGGGTCTCGGGCGCTCTGACCAAGCTGAAGAGCGCTCTCGTGGTCAAGTCGACGGCTTCGGGTTCGACGGCTGTCACGCCGAACGCTCCGACGTTCGACGGTGACTCGGTGTCGATCGTCAACCAGACGGGCGTCGTGTACAAGGACGGTGCTGGCACCGTGGTCAATGCGGCTGGTTCGCCGTACGACGTCGAGGTTGGGGAGAGCATGACCGTGACGGCCGAGCCCGCCAGCGGTTACCACTTCCTGACCACGGCCAACACGAGCTGGACGTTCCGCAATCGCGGCTGATCCAAAGGAGTTCAGATGGCTCGTTTCTACGGACAGGTGGGGTACGGCGTAACCGTCGAATCTCCACCAGACTCCGGTGTGTGGATCGATCAAATCACCGAAATGTCATATTACGGTGACGTGATTCGCAACACCAGGAAGTTGACCGAAGGGGAACAGCTCAATAGCGATATTTCTGTCGTTAATTCGATCAGCATTGTCGCAGACGAGTATGCCATCGAGCATTTCTTCTTGATCAAGTACATCAGATGGGCTGGGGTGCTCTGGACCGTGACGAATGTCGAAGTTCGGAGCCCCCGTCTCATCCTTAGCCTGGGGAGTGTCTACAATGGCCCAACGGCTTGAGCTCCAGGCTCGCTTGGTCGAGATTCTTGGATCACCAAACGTCTACTTCCAGCCACCACCAACCGTGCAAATGAAGTATCCGGCGATTGTCTACAAGCGTGACAACACGGTTACTCAGTTTGCCGATGATGCACCGTACGCATTGAAGAAGCGTTACCTGGTAACTGTGATCGCTGAAGATCCAGATGACGCCATTCATGAAGCAATCATGAAGATGCCTTTGTGTGTCTATGACCGCTTCTACACAGCAGACAACCTCAACCACGACGTCTTCCGACTCTTCTTCTAAGGAGAAGCAACATGCCAGCACTCGTTTGGGACTCCATCGGCGAGCGGTTCTACGAAACCGGTGTCGATCATGGCGTTCTCTACATCCCGGACGCCACCGGCGTCTACGCCACGGGAGTTGCTTGGAACGGTCTCACGACCGTTACCGAGAGCCCCTCCGGCGCTGAGCCGACGGCCCAGTACGCCGACAACATCAAGTACCTCAACCTGTTCTCCGCCGAGGAGTTCGGGTGCACCATCGAGGCGTTCACTTACCCGGACGAGTTCTCCGTGTTCGACGGTCTCGTGAGCCCTGAGGTCGGCGTCGCCGTTGGCCAACAGGTCCGCAAGATCTTCGGCCTCTCGTACCGCACCCGGGTGGGTAACGACCTCGAGGGCGAGGACCACGGATACAAGCTCCACCTCGTCTACGGGTGTCAGGCCTCCCCCTCGGAGAAGGCCTACAACACCATCAACGACAGCCCCGAGGCCATCACCTTCAGCTGGGAGGTCTCCACCACCCCAGTGCCGGTCACCGGCCTCCGCCCCACCTCCCTCATCGTCATCGACAGCCGCCTTGTCGATGCGGCCGACCTCACGGCCTTCGAGGAGATCATCTACGGCGGGGCAACCTTGGCTGCAAAGCTGCCGACCCCAGACGAGGTCATCGCAGCGTTCAGCTCCGGAGCCTGACCAATCGACAGGAGAGTAGAGAATGCTAACACTAGTACTGTCTGGTGAAGAGGTGTTCAACGAAGAGACGTCGGAGTTTTCGACGGTTGGGGACTTTGTTTTGCACCTTGAGCATTCTCTACTCTCGCTGTCAAAATGGGAGTCAAAATTCGAGAAACCGTTCTTGGCCACTGAAACCAAAACTCCAGAAGAGCTTCTTTGGTACATACGGATGATGATTCTCGACCAAGAAGTTCCAACAAACATCTGGGAACGGCTTACAAAAGAGAACATCGAAGAGATCAACACCTACATCGAGTCCAAACAGACAGCGACAACGTTTGGAAAGCTGCCCGAACAAAGAAGAGGGCGGCAAGAGGTCATCACCTCGGAGTTGATCTATTACTGGATGGTCGCCTTCACCATCCCGTTCGATTGTGAAACCTGGCATCTAAACAGACTCTTCTCTTTGATTCGTATCTGTAACATCAAACAGCAGAAGCCATCAAAGATGTCTAGAGGAGAGATCGCTAGACGTAACAGAGAACTAAACGCTGAGCGAAGGGCAAAGTACAACACGTCCGGCTAGGAGGTTCTATGCCAATCCTCGTTTGGGACCAGATGGAAGATCGGCTCTTCGAGACAGGCATCAACAAGGGAGTTCTGTACTTTCCCGACGGTGGTGGCGTTGCCTGGAATGGCCTCACGTCGATCGATGTCGAATCGACAACTTCCCTTGAATCGGTCTACTACGATGGTGTCAAGTTCAACGACATCATCATCGCTGGTGATTTCACCGCAAGTCTCAGAGCTTTCACCTATCCCGACGAATTCCTCGAATACGAGGGAATCGGAGAGGAGCAGGCTGGGCTCTACATGGCTGACCAACCACAAAAGTTGTTCCACATGTCCTATCAGACGAAAACCGTCGATGGACACGGGAATGAGTGGTTCAAGATCCACATGCTGTGGAATCTGACAGCTGTTCCATCAACCAGGTCATACCGAACTCTCTCATTGGAGGTCGAACCGTCGGAATTCGAGTGGTCCATTACCTCGGTTCCAGAGCCAGTAGACAACTATCGCCCCACATCACATGTCATCATTGACAGCCGCAAGATGGACGAGTGGCTTATCGAGGATATTCAGACAATTCTCTATGGTGGACCGGGCGAAGACGAGATCCCAACCATGCCTTCCCTTAAGGGCTTTATCAGTTATATTCGCAAGTGGGACCGCATGATCATCACCGATCATGGCGATGGCACTTGGTCTGCTGAAACAGCTCGTGAGGGTTACATCGTCATGGTGGATGAGACGACGTTCGTGATCAACAACGCCAACGCTGAATATTTGGACCCGGAAACGTACGAAATCAGCAGCAGCGACAAGAACGAGGAGGACATCAGCTGATGGCAACTGTAACAGGATTCACCGCAGAGCGGATGCTCGAAATCGAAGAGACCACCATCGTCGATGGTGACGTTGTCGGCAACGACCTCATTCTCAAGATGCGCAACAACACGCCGATCAATGCTGGGAATGTCCGTGGACCGCAAGGTATCCAAGGACCGATGGGCGAAGTCACGACGGCGCAGATGAATGCAGCGATCGCAGCTGCTGTCGCAACGGTGCAAGCTGCCAATGCAGTGACGGAGACGATGATTGCCGCCAACGCAGTCACAACCGTCAAGATCAAGGACCTCAATGTCACGACAGCGAAGCTCGCAGACAAGAGCGTCACGGCGGCGAAGATGGCTGACAACACAATCACTGCTTCGCAGATTGCTCCGGATGCCATCACAGCGTCAGAGCTTGCAGCTGGTGCTGTGACTGCAGCAGAGCTCGGTACTGGTGCTGTGACATCGACGAAGCTTGCTGCTGATGCAGTAACCGCAGCTGCTCTCGCAACTGACTCCGTCACGGCGGATGCCATCGCTGCAGGAGCTGTTGGCTCGTCCGAACTTGCAGCCAACGCTGTAACTGCCACAGCGATTCTCAACGGCACAATCACCGGTGCGAAGCTTGCAGCAAAGACAGTCAGTGCTGGGTACATCGCTGACAACACAATCACGGCGTCTCAGATTGCTCCGGACGCCATCGGTGCATCTGAGATTGCTGCTGGTGCAGTTGGCGCAAGCGAACTCGCATCGAGTGCTGTGACCAATGCCAAAATCGGTGCTGATGCAGTGACGTACGACAAAGTGGCGTTCATATTCGTCCAAGCCTCAGCGCCAACTGGCATCACTGGGGGGATCTGGGTCGATATCTGATGTCGCTGCTCAAATACTGGACTGGATCTGCATGGGCAACGATCACAGATGGCATCATGTTCAAGTACTGGACGGGATCTGCGTGGGCATATCCCAATGCAGTTTGGTATTGGAACGGATCTGCCTGGGTGAAAGCCTGGTCGAAGAGTGACCCAGCCACCTATACATTCTATCCGACGTTCACTACGAACCTAAGGTGGGACGGATCGGCGGTTGACTATGACTCTAACCTCTCACAGTCAAATGATGGTTTGGCTGACTTGTTGCTTGGGCGTTACAACGGTGAGAAGCCTTACCAAGCCGTCTCTCTACTTCAGTTCAAGGGAAACAACGTTGGAGGGTCAACGACTCTTGCTGAAGCTTTGGCGGCTCGGCCTGCTGTCAAGGGCGCTTCGATTCGCTTGTATCGCAATCCTGGTGCTGGCCTTACATATCCTGCAGGGTACATAAGGTTTGGCATCTGGACGCAGGCAAATGCTCAGAACATGCCAGCAACGGTACTGGATGGAACGTACAACGACTGGTCACCCGCAACAGCACACGACATCGATGGTTGGACGACTAGTTCAGCCAAGACGTTCACTCTGGATCCTCAACATATTCTCGACATGAACGCCGGGAAGACGTTGATGTTTTCAGAGGTCACGTCAGGCTATACCACATCAGGTGGTACGACGAACGCATATTCTCAGATCTATGGTCTGGAAGGTGGTTCGTACAACACTTCGATGGTGCCGTTGCTCACCGTCAATCTCGACCTTGCCTAGGAGGATCGAATGCGGCTGGTATCACAAGGCGATTTCAAGGAGACCCTTGACTGGCTGCACAAGATGCAAGACGGCAAGATGTACGAGGGGCTCGAACAATACGGGCGTCAGGGTGTCGATGCTCTGGCACACAATACCCCACACGACACCGGTAGGACCGCTGGTTCCTGGTATTACGGAATCGAAAAGCACAGGAACGGTCTAACCATCTGGTGGAACAACCGTAACGAGAACCAAGGAGCGAAGATTGCGATATTGCTCCAGTACGGACACGGTACAGGCACCGGCGGCTACGTCGTTGGGCGAGACTACATCAACCCGGCCCTAAGGCCTATATTTGACAAGATGGCCAACGAGGTATGGAGGAAGGTGATTAATGGCTAGCATCGATGATCGCATCGTACGCATGGAGTTCGACAACGCTTCCTTCGAACGGAAGATGGGGTCGACAATCCAGAGCATCGAGAAGCTGGACAAGTCGATCTCCGAAGTCGGCTCCAAGAACGGGTTGGACAAAGTCCAAGCAGACGCCAACAGGTTCAGCTTGGCTGGCATGGCCAGCGCTATCGAAGGCATCAGTCAGAAGTTCTCTGCACTGAGTGCAACAGCATTCACCGTCATCAACAACATCGTCAACAAGGCCGTCGATGCCGGTCTCCGCATGGCCAAGGCCTTTGCTCTTGACCCCCTCATCCAGGGCTTTCAGGAGTACGAGCTCAAGCTCGGATCGATTCAAACCATCATGGCGGGCTCGGGTGAGAGCCTTGAGGTGGTTAACCAAAAGCTCCGTGAGCTGAACGAGTATTCGGACCGCACCATTTACTCGTTCGCTGACATGACGACGAACATCGGTAAGTTCACAAACGCCGGTGTGGACCTGGATACGGCTGTTTCGTCAATCCAGGGTATCGCAAACGTGGCGGCGGTCTCCGGAGCAAACACCGAAGAAGCATCTCGAGCGATGTACAACTTCGCTCAGGCTCTGTCGAAGGGCTACGTCCAGTTGATTGACTGGAAGTCCATCGAACTTGCCAACATGGGTACTGCTGAATTCAAGCAGCAGCTCATCGATGCAGCAGTTGCCGCAGGAACATTGACGAAGCAGGGCGAAGAGTATGTGACCATGAGTGGTCACGCTCTCTCTGCTACGAAGGGCTTCAACGAGTCTCTGACCGATCAGTGGTTGACTACTGAGGTGCTCAACAACACCCTCGGTGACTACGCCGATGAGACGACCGAGATTGGTAAGAAGGCGTTCGCAGCCGCTCAGGACATCAAGACGTTCACGCAGCTCATTCAGACTACAAAGGAAGCCATCGGCTCCGGATGGTCGGAAACCTTCGAGATCATCATCGGTAACTTTGATGAGGCGAAGGAACTGTGGGGCGGCATCGGAGCATCGATTGGCGACTTCGTCAAGCGCTCTTCAGATGCTCGGAACGAGCTCCTTCAAGGCTGGAAGGACATGGGCGGTCGAGACCGTCTCATCATCGGCCTGAAGACTGCATTCGAGGCCCTCGGCAAGATCATGCGCACAATCGGAGCAGCATGGCGGGAAGCATTTCCTGCAATGACCTCTGAGCGGTTGATGGAGCTCACAAGAGCTTTTGGAGACTTGATGCAGAGGCTCACGCCGTCTGCCGAGACACTCGAGAAAATCCAACGTGCGTTCGCAGGCTTCTTCTCCATCCTGAGAATCGGATGGGAGGTGCTCAAGGAAGGCGTCAAGTTCGTTGCCAGTCTGGTCTCAGAGCTACTGGGGCTGGGCGAAGGCAAGATCATGGAGGGCCTGGCGAACATCGGTGACTTCTTCTCGAAGCTCCGAGAGCATCTTGTCGACGCCGGAGGAATCAAGAAGTTCTTCCAAGGTCTGACCGCTGCAGTGAAGGGCCCAGCCAAGTTTGTCCGTGAGTTGATTGGACTCATCGGAGAGTTCTTCGCCATCCTCACAGGCGGTGCAAAGAGCGGCGCAGAGGGAGCGGTTGATCGCATATCTGCTCGATTCGACAATCTCGGACAGACGCTCGGAAGCATCGGTGAAGTTCTCGGCAAGTTGTTCGGTCGTGTCGGTGAGGTCCTCGGGGATATTTGGGAACAGGTATCCAAGTGGCTCGGTGAGCTTGGCGACAAGTTCAGAGAAGCATTCAGCGAAGGCGACTTCAACAAGGCATTGGACACGATCAATACGGGCTTGCTCGGTGGTCTTGTCCTCATCCTGCGCAACTTCATGAAGAACGGTCTCAGTATCGATCTCACCGGAGGGATATTTGGGGGCATCACACAAGCCCTCGATCAGCTCACCGGTGTTCTCGGCGCAATGCAGACCAATCTCAAAGCAGAAGCCTTGATGAAGATCGCCATTGCGATCGGCATCCTCACCGCTTCGGTAGTCGTCCTATCCATGATCGATTCTGCAGCTTTGACCAAGGCAATGACGGCTCTGGCTGTCGGCTTCGGTCAGCTGATTGGTGCATTTACCCTGCTAAACAAGGCCGGGTTCAGCACCATGTCAGCAGCGAAGCTCGGAATTATCGCCGGTGGTCTCATCCTGTTGGCATCCGCCATGCTAATTCTTTCGGTTGCAGTCAAAGTACTTTCCACAATGAGTTGGGGAGAATTGCTCCGGGGGTTAATTGGTGTAACCGTTTTGCTCGGTGTTCTAACCGTAGCAACAGCCATCATGTCAAAGACCAGCGGTGGAATGATCCGGATGGGAGTCGGACTGCTTGCCATCGCAGTTGCCCTCAACATCCTCGCACTCGCCGTCAAGGTGTTTGCGACGATGAGTTGGGGCGAGATGGGCAAGGGGATGCTCGGTATTGCCACCGGTTTGATGATCATTGCAGGAGCCATGCGGCTCATGCCGAAGAACATCGCACTCCAGGGCGTCGGATTGGTCCTTATCGCCACCTCTCTACGCATCTTGGCAAACGCTGTCGAAGCATTTGCTGCCATGTCGTGGGGTCAGTTGGGGAAGGGACTTGCCGGTGTTGCCGCTGGACTCGTGGCAATTGCGTTGGGAATGCAGCTGATGCCAGGGAATCTGCTCCTCACCGGGGCAGGTCTTCTTGTGGTGTCCGTTGCTCTCAACATCATCGCAAAGGCACTGCAGAGTTTCGGTGGCATGTCCTGGGGTGAAATCGCAAAGGGCATCACGGCTATGGCGTTGGCGCTTCTCGTGCTAGCAGTTGCTTCACACGCAATGAGTGGAGCTATTGCTGGTGCGGTTGCGATTGCCATCATATCTGTGTCGCTCTTGGCTCTAGCAGCAGTCATCAAGACGTTGGCTTCGCTCAGTATTGCGCAAATCATCACCGCAATTGTCGCTTTGGCTGCTGGTTTGGCAGTCCTTGCAGCGGTTGCGTACGCAATAATGGCGACTGGTGCTATCGCAGCACTACTCGCTCTGGGCGTTGCAATCGTGCTCCTTGGAGCGGGCTTGGCCTTGGCTGGCATCGGCATCTTGGCGCTTGCAAAGGCGCTGGAGATTCTTGTGCGAACCGTTACAACGTTTGTCACAACAATGTTGGATCTCGCAGATCGACTGTCCATGCGCATGCAGCTGCTGGCGCAGGAGATGGCTCTTGCGCTACTGGAATTCCTCACAACCTTCGTCGAGGGTCTACCGGTTCTCGTCGAAGCACTCAAGCTGCTCCTCTTGGAACTGCTGCAACTCATCATTGAGGTCATGCCAAAGATCGGCGAGGCTCTCTACGCCATATTCACAACAATCATCGATACGATTCGTTCGCTGATCCCGAACATCGTTCAGCTGGGTATAGATTTGATTCTTGCCTTGTTGACCGCTATTCGAGACAACATCGAACAGTTCGTCACGGTTGGCGTCGAGATTCTTGTCAACTTCATCAACGGTATCACTGAGGCTATGCCCCAGTACGTTGATGCGATCTTGAATCTCATCATCACGTTCATCAATACGGTTGCTGCGGCACGTCAACGAATCATCGACGCAGCGATCAACCTGCTCATCCAATTCCTCAGCGGTATTACCAACAACCTTGCAAAGGTTGCGACAGCCGTCGTCACGATGATCACAACATTCCTGACGACAGTTGCCAGTCTCGCTGGACGAATTGTTACGGCTGGTGTGAATGCACTGATCCAATTCCTCAGCGGTATCACGAACAATCTCATCAAGGTTGTGAATGCCGTTGGAACGATGATCTCCAGCTTCGTCACTGCTGTTGGCAACAACGCAACAAAGGTGGCAAAGGCTGGTACAGACGCCCTGGTCAAGTTCCTTCAAGGCATGACGGACAATCTGCAGAAGATCGTCACAGCTGTCGGAACGATGATCACGAAGTTCATCACATCGGTTGGAGCCGAAGCACAGCGAATCATCCAAGCTGGTACCGACATGATCATTGACTTGATCACCGGTATTGGTGAGGCTGCTTCTGATATTGCGGACGCAGCGATGGACACAGTTGTCACATTCGTGGACAGCTTGGCCTCCTCCGTCGAGTCTCACTCTGGCGAACTTCGGTCCGCTGGTACTCGTCTCGTCGGTGCGATCATCGACGGTATGACGTTCGGACTCGCTGGAAAGGTTGCTCGAGTTGGTCAATCCATTGTCGGTGGACTTCGGTCTGCTGTTGGTGGCGTAGCCAGCTTCTTGGGCATTGGCTCTCCATCGAAGTTGTTCATGGAGATCGGTGATCTGATGATGGAAGGTATGGCTGTTGGAATCGAGGAGAACAGCAACCCAGAGAAGCAAGCCGTATCACAAGTCGTAGCCATGACAGACAGCGTTCAGAGCAAGCTGAAGAAATTCAGTGAGATGGTCAACGCTGTGGAGATCACAAGTCCGACAATTACGCCGGTGCTTGATTTGTCGCAGGTGCAACGAGATGCGCAATTGATCGGTGGCATGATGCCAACAGCCAGCATCCCGTTCAATCCAGCGTATATTCAGGCACAGACGATCGCCAGGACAGCGACTCCAGTCGAGGAGCCGACCGCAGAGGCAGGAGCCACCCCTGGTGGTGATGTCGTATTCAATCAGACGATCAACGCCCCAACGCAGCTGTCAACGGGTGACATCTACAAGCAAACCCGTAATCAGATCACGATGGCGAAGGAGGAGCTGGCAATCCCATGAGAGTGACAAGTGTCAGTCTATATTCCAATGAGTCAGAGGCTATCAGCTTCGATCTCCGGAATGTGTCTTCTCAGTCGCCGTACATGGTGCGGACGATCGTCGGTCTGGATGCAGAGGAGATCACTCCTCGGTTCTACGGCTTCAGCAAGGATGGGTCGGATCGGTTCTACGACTTCAGACTGAAGGCTCGAGACATCATCATTCGAATTGTCTTGAACCCTCGGTTCAACCTCAATGAGTCCATCTCCTATATTCGGGACAACTTGTACCGAGTGATCTCGGCAACGAGATCGGGGAAACTCACACTCCAGTTCATCTCTGGTGCAGCTACCGTCGCCAAGATCGACGGCCACCTGATCAAGTTCGAGGTGCCATATTTCTCGAAGACACCTGAACTTCAGATCACAATCCGATGCAATGACCCGATGTTCAGGGGAATCAACCCAGTCGTCATGGGTGTGGATGACCTTCCCACAACGAACCCGATCGTCATTGCAGACAGCATCTCGACGGCTCCTCACGGATTCACCATGCGGTTCAAGATCAAGAGCACGCTTGCGAGCTTCACGATTCAGGACAAGGCAACGAATCCGACATGGGACTTCAAGGTCACACCGACGTCAAGCTTCTTGGCAAATGATGTGATCTACTTCTCGAGCGAGTTCACCAATCGATATTTGTACATGGTTCGAAGTGGTGTGACAACGCACCTTCTCGACCGAATCGACCCAACATCGGTTCAACCACTCATCTTCCCTGGATTCAACGAATTCCACTTCGTGAATCTGGCAGCGATGACCTGGGAGGAACTGCGATTCGACGTGGCGTACTGGGGGGTGTAATGGATCTATTCCGATTCAACGACCCCAACACGTTCACGAGTGGACAAACGATCGACGAATGGGACAGTGCCTCTTGGACGGAGAGGTACAGAGATCCTGGCGAATTCGAGATCAAGGCCAAACTGAGCTCAGGTCTGCGTGAGTTCCTCCCCCTCGGTACTCTTATTTCCCATCACAAGACTCTCGAGGTCATGGTGGTGGAGAATCACCAGATTGCCGAGGAGGAGGACAAAGATCCACTGCTGACCGTAACTGGTCGAAGCCTGCAGACACTTCTTGAGGGGCGTATCGTCGGTCAGAACAACAACTGGGCCGCTCCTCCTGCAAGCATCAGCGTTTCGCTCTACACTCTGCCAGCCAACTACACGTGGATTCAGGGCACAACGCTCATCAATGATCATATTCGGGTAGGCACCGTCATCAATGCTGGTGATGGAATTCCGTCTCTGGTCGGTGCGAACGATGTGAGCGGCACAGGTGTCAGTGAGGCGAGAACTGTCAAGCGCAACAATGTGATGAAAGAGCTTCTCGATATTCTCGAGGTCAACGACCTTGGATTACGGGGAATTCGTCCTCACAATGTTGCCGGCCTGCCACAGCCAGGAGCCAATGCGACGCTTCTCATCCATGACGGTGACGACCGTCGTAGTCAAGTGGTCTTCTCCACCAAAAACGGAGACATCGATTCGGCCGATTACCTCTGGTCCATCAAGAAACTCAAGACCTCGGCTCTCGTCTCAGGGCGCTATGTCGAGCAAATGGTGCATGGACCGGAGACCGGCCTCGATCGACGAGTCCTTCTCGTTGACGGATCAGACATCGATGGCGTGTACGACGTTATTCCGACAGGAGCGACCCTTACGTCAGTACGCACAGCCATGACCACTCGAGGCAATCAGGCCCTACAGGCCCAAAAGCGCCTCCAGCTCTCTCGTACCGATATTTCACGTACGCCAACTTATGCATATCGCCGTGATTACAACATGGGCGACATTGTGTCGGTTGACAGCAGTTACGGCCCCATTGCGACGATGCGGGTTGTGGAGTATGTGGAGATTGAGGACGAAACGGGAGAAAGCTCACATCCGACGTTGGAAATTCTGGGAACGTAAGGAGACATAATGCGTCCAGATGGAAAAAGGCCGATTCTCACCAACGAGGCGTACGAATTCACCAAGACGTTCGTCATGCTCATTCTTCCGGTCTGTTCAGCGCTATATTTCACTACTTCGCTCTTTGTGGACTTGCCAGCGGTTAAGTATGTGCTCGGGGGCATTGCGCTCCTGTCATTGCTCTATGGTTGGCTCGTTCATGAGAGCAGGAAGCGATATTTGGCGTCAGACAGAGATCTGCACGGTGAATTCGTCGTGAAGCAGGATGGTGGTGGTGCAGCCGGGTATATTCTCGTGCTGCACGCAGATCCGGAAGAGTTGGCGGACGAAGAGCGCATCTCGTTCAAGGTACTTCAGCAGCAAGTTTGATTCGCCTTTCGCATATTTCACCACTCCTATAATAGGAGAAACTAGAAAGGAGAGTCGTGTTCAAGCTACTGAAGAAGGAGCGGACATCGATTTACGATGAACCGATCGAGAAGGTTCTGGAAGGAATGCGCACCTATGGTGTGGAAGACCCAGAGTTCCTGAAACTGATGGATCAATTGGAACGATTGAGCCGGATGAAGAGCGAGAATGCTCGGAAGCCGGTAACAAGCGACACAATGGCCATCGTTGCGGGAAACTTGGCGGGAATCCTCATCATGGTCGCCTACGAACAGAAGCATGTCGTGACGTCCAACGCAAAACAGATGTTCCTCAGAACGAGGTAACAAGAGGACGATCAACCGAAAGGGTTGAACAAAGACGGAGAGGTCATGTTGAAGAGAATTCAGCATGGCCTTTCTGTTTTTGTCGGTCAATTCTTATATTTTTTGCCCTTTTCGTTAGAAACACCCCTCTAGAATGCGTTCTAAGCGACGAAACAGGGTTGGGGGGTATGTTGGGTGCGGAAAATTCGCTTCTCGTCTCCTAGAGGCTTACAGAGGCCTTTCCGAAGGAATTCCCGTTTTCAAGGCCAAAAAATCCCCGGGGGGAGATTTCTAGAGAACAATTCGCATAATCTACACCTCCTATAATAGGAGGTAATGAGATGAACAATCAAGACAAGAAGATACTGATCGGAACGGTCGGTGGACTCGCAGTGCTCATTGCTGGACGTGAAAGCATGCGTCGCTACCGGATTCGGAAGGCGCGCAAGAACAGGATCGCCAGCATCAAGAGGACAATCGAGGACACAGATGCGTTTCTGGAGTATCTGCGGTTGCAGAAGTTGATCGAGAACTGAAAGAAAAGCCATAGTCCACAAGGGCTATGGTTTTTTCGCAAATTCCACACCTCCTATAATGAGAGAACGCTCAGAAAGGAGAACGAAATGAGCGAGAATGAAGAAGAAAGAGCTGAAACAAGAGTAAGCAAGATCAAGAACCACTTCAGGCGTAATGCTAGAAGGTATGCGGTCGTAACAGGACTGGTCATAACAAAGGTTATCGTGATCGGAATTGCATACCCAAAGTATAGAGCTTTCGTCAAAAAACTAGAGTTTGATCGCTTTTGTGCTGAAGAAGACAGAGCCGAAAGAGAATGGGCGATGGAGTACTATCGCGATTATGAACAAGAGTTTTACGTTGGCGATGGCACAAATGCGTTGGTTGATGAAAACTCCGAACCGCTAGACTTTGATGAATGGCTAGAAGACTGGCATGGACCACATCCAGATATAGATTGGCGTACGGATGATGATGATTGAGATTGAGCCCCTGTGGGGGCTCTTTCTTTTTCGCAAGATTCACACGTCCTATAATAGGAGAACTACAAAAAGGAGAACGAAATGGAATCCAACCATACACAGTTGCTTGCGTCGTACACGCTGGGCTACAAGGATGGATGGCATCGAGGCGTCATTGCCGGAGCTGCCATCACACTTGGGGTCATTGCGGTGCGTCGCATGGTGACGGTCAAGGTCGGTTTTCGGAAGAACAAGAACGAAAAGTGAACCAAAGCCAAAGTACGCAAGTGCTTTGGTTTTTTCTCGCAACTTTCACACCTCCTATAATGAGGAAAGAACTCAAACCATAAGAAGGAGAAGTCATGAAAGACAAGATTCAGAGAATCGCCAAGCGTTGGGCCCCAGTGGCCGTCGGCGTTGGCGTTGGAATCATTGGGACGATGATTGTCGTAAACAAGCGGCAGCACATCTTCACGATGACCAACGACCAGCTCCAGCGGTTGATGGACGAACCAACCGGAGGTTGGGCATCTGAAGACGGACGTTTCATGGTCGCCAATTCGGCGGCATTTGAAAGCTGAACTCAAAGCCAAGGCACACAAGTGCTTTGGTTTTTTCGCAAGATCTACAACCCCTATAATAGGAGGTATTGAAATGAAAAAGGGATGGGCCAACTTGAAGAAGAAGTTCGAGGAGCACCCCGTTGAGGTCATTGCAGTCTGCTCCGTTGCGGTTGTTGCCGCAGCGAAGCTGATCGATGCATTGAGCGCAGCGCAGGGCCGTCGGGCTTACGCCAAGCAGGTCAATTACCGAGTCAACAAATGACTCTACGGTCAAAGCACACACAAGTGCTTTGATCTTTTCCCTGGAGGAACAATGAGTGCTGATGCAATGGAATTTCTTGTTGTCGTCCTAGCCGGGCTGTTGATCATCGACGTCGCCTGGGAAGTCTTCAAGATCCAAACAGAAAACAAGAGAAGAAAGGATCAGGAACGGTGGGAGAAGAAGCGTTGATAGTTGGCGGTGGCATTCTCATATTTGCCACTGGATTCGTCATTGGGGCGAAGTGGTACCACAGGTCGGTAAGGCGGAAGATCATCGCAACGCAGCCTCTGATGGCTAATGCGATGGGCGATATTCTTGTGCGGGCGTCACAGGAGCATCTAACGGCGGAACAAATCAAGGCGATGGTCAAGGAGGAAATGCAGTTCATCCAGATCGTTTCCTAGGGGTCGCAAGATTTACACGTCCTATAATGAGAGGAAGGTGAGACACGAAAGTGTAGGGAGAAGATCCCTACCCACCTGGAACTCGGTTTTCGATGGGCCGAGTTTCCTAGCCTCTTTTTTTTCTCACCCAGGTCAACTAACTACAAAGGAGAAATCATGACCATGAGAGACAGATGGGAGCGCCTCAAGAAGAATGTTGAGGAGAACCAAGCCGTGAAGAAGGTGTCAGGCCACGTTTCACGGAACAAGCGGGCGTACGCCGTCGGCGGTGGCACAGCACTTGCCATTGCGATTTTCGAGGTGGGTCGTCATTTCGGACACGTGTCAGCTGTGAATACGGCTTTGGTCGAGGGCGGAACGCAGAACGCAGCGTTGAACGCTGGGCGGGACATCATCAACCCGACGATCAACAACACGACGAACAACATCACCACGAACAACATCGGCAACGATGCGCTCAGCTACATCACCCGTGAAGTCGGAACCGACAACTACTGGTTGAGCCAAGCAGCCGCGGCTCGAGATGCAGGCGTAGATCCTTCGACTTTCTCGAAGCACATCAATCATGGACGGTCTCTTCCTGGAGACCGGGTCTTCGAGCGAATCGGGATTCATTCCTAGGTCGCAAGATTTACAACGCCTATAATGAGAGGAAGCCATAACGGTCTTACGGAAACGGGGGCTTAGTTGCATCTTACGGAAACGGGGGTGCAACAAATGGCTACTTCTCAGGAAGGCAAAAGAGAGTACCACAAGTGCTCTCTTTATTTCTCTGTCGAAAGCAAAGGAGTAATGACATGAGAGATTGTTACCCATATCGGCGTCGCTATGGCTTTTTCCACTTCATGGGAGACTGCTTCATGACGCTGTTCACCTGCGGCCTCTGGCTCATCTGGGTCTTCGTTCGGGAAATGAGGTACCGTTGAAGCTCGACCCGATCATCAGGAGCGTACGTCACAACTCTCCAACGCTGCTCACAGGCGCATCTGTGATTGGAGTCCTGGCAACGGCATATTTGTCGGGAAAAGCAGCACTCAAGGCGGACAAGATCATCCGCATGGCGGACTACAACCGGCATCCAGGAGGACCGGCGGAGTTTCCGAAGGACAGGCGCAAGCGTCACGCAAAGTTGGTATGGAAGTGCTATATTCCGCCGGCTGTTGCCGTAGTCTTGACCTCTACTTGCGTTATCGGGACGACACGTATCGGACACAACCGTGCAATCGCCGCACAGGCTGCGTTTGCGCTAACCGAGCGTGCTTATTCCGAGTACAAGGAGAAGGTCATCGAGGAGATCGGGGAGAAGAAGGAAGCCGCTATCCGGGCCAAGTTGGCCGAAGACAAAGTCCACGCAAATCCTCCGATGCTGATTTCAGGGCCAGGGAACGTGCTCTGCTGCGAGCTCTACACAGGGCGATACTTCACCAGCGATATGGAGAGCTTGCGGAAGGCGGTGAACAAACTCAATGAGCAGCTTCTCCAACAGGATACTTGCTCGATGGACGAGTTGTACTACCTTCTCGGACTGCAACCCACTCAGTTCTCTGCGGACGTTGGGTGGGTGTCCGACAAACTGCTCGAATTGCACTTCTCAACGGTCCTGACAGAGGACGGAAGACCGTGTCTTGCATTCGAGTACAACTATTACAGACCTCTCTATGAGGGTCTCCTGAAGTAAGTCGCAAGATTTACACACCCTATAATAGGAGAACCAAACAAGGAGAATGTAATGGATCGGAACGAACTGTTCGACAGCAATTCAACGAAGGGCGTCATCGCTCACACCGTTGCGATCACCGTCGTCTGCGCACTAGCAGGCATGGTGGCAAGCAAGGGTGCTGAGCAGGGCTACCTGAGAGGACTGTCGGCGATCAGGAACTACCGGAACAAGGGCATTACTGAGTGATCAGTGATCCAACAAGAGGGGAGCGCCACAAGCGCTCTCTTCTTTTCTCTTTCACCAGACAAGGAAAGTCACATGCTTAAGCGAGACATCAAATACACCGACTTCAACGGTGACGAACAGACGGACACCTTCTACTTCAACCTCACACGGGCTGAGATCGTGGAATTGGAGTACGTCGAAAAGGGCGGACTGGACGAGTTCATCCGAACGATCGTCAAAACGGAGGATCACAAGGCGCTCATCAAACTTTTCAAGCAGATCGTGTTGATGGCGTACGGACAGAAGTCCGATGACGGCAAACGGTTCATCAAGAACGATCAACTGCGAGAGGATTTCGAACAGTCGGCTGCGTTCGACGAACTGTTCATCCAACTCGCCACGAACGAGACAACAATGTCGACGTTCATCCAGGGCATTCTCCCCAAAGACATGCAGGACGAAATCAAGCGAATCGATGCTGCACAACTTCCACCACCAGTGAAAGGAGCCTGACCAATGAGTATGGATTATGCAGGCAACAGCAAGAAGGCCAAGGAAGAGGCCGACAAAGAAGAAAAGAAGAAGGAGATCGAACCTGTTGTCACCGGAGAGGTGATCAAGAGGGAACGGTCATTCGGACACAAGGTCCGAGCCATTTTCTTCGGCGGAGAGTTCAAGTCAGCTCTCAGTTTCGTTGCAAGGGACGTGCTTCTGCCGGGCCTTCGCAACATGGTCTTCGACAGCGGAAGCAGAGGTCTGGAGCGTCTCGTCTACGGAGAGACGGTTCGTGCTCGGCGTCCATCACAGTACACGGACTACAGGTCCAGGTTCACGCTCTCAGGACCATCCAGGTATGACGACCCTCGATACGGACGTCCAGCCTTGCCGGATCAGCGTCACTCGTACCGTCAGGTGCGGCGTGAGACCAACGATTACGTCCTGTCCACGAGGCAGGAGGCGGAAACAGTTCTCGAGCGTCTGTTGGACATCATCGAGAAGTACGGAGTTGCGTCCATTGCAGACCTGCATCAGCTCATGGGTCTGCCGGTGAGTCCCATCGAAAACAAGTGGGGCTGGACGTATCTCAACCAAGCAGAGGTGCGGCAAGTCCGTGATGGATATTTGCTCGACCTGCCACCGACCGAGGAGGTCTGATGTCAATCAAAAACAAAATGACGCTTGCCTTGGGTAGGACTCAGCTCTCGCTCAAGCAGAACAGCCCGCATATTCTGTTCGGTGTCGGACTCGTTGGTGTCGTCGGCAGTGCGGTGCTGGCGTGTCGTGCAACTCTCAAGGTCGAGAAGATGCTGGACGAGATCCAGCAGGACATCGACACTGTGAAGGACGGAGATCCGGAGCAGGAGGGAAAGGTCACTCGTAGCGATGTGGCCCATGTGTACATCCGGAGCGCCGGTCGTTTGGTGAAGGCATATTCACCAGCGATCGGTGTCGGAGCAGCTTCGGTTGCTCTTCTCACGTGTTCACACGTTCAGCTGGCCAAGCGCAATCAGGCGCTTGCGTTGGCATATTCTGCTCTGCACACGGCGTACATGGAATACCGTGAACGGGTCCGTGCAGAGGTCGGCGTCGACAAAGAGCGAGAGCTCTATTACGGCGTCACCGAAGAGAAGACGACGGACGAGAAAGGTCGAGCGCTCACGATCAAGAGCGCAGATCCTTCGAAGTGGTCTCCGTACGCTCGCTTCTTCGATCAGGGGTCTGCGAATTGGTACAAGGATCCGGAACGGAATCGGATATTTGTTCAGGTTCAGCAGAACTACTTCAATCAACTCTTGCAGGCCAGAGGCCATGTGTTTCTCAACGAGGTGTATGACGCCTTGGGGATTAACAGATCGGTAGCTGGCCAGTCTGTTGGTTGGCTCCTTGGCGGAGAGGGAGACAACTACATCGACTTCGGAATCTTCGATCCGCAGTCAATCCAATTCGTAAACGGTCATGAGCCGGTGATCTTGCTCGACTTCAACGTCGACGGGGTCATCATCAACAAGATCTGAGGAGGGAAGGTGAATGAAACACTCGTCAAACTGGGTCAGAGCCGTTGGACAGCTGCTGCTGGCGGTCTCCTGGCTGGTGTCGGACTCGGAATCGGCGTCGGACTTCTTCTCACAAGACAGAAGGTTCGCACAGTCAAGGATGAGATCGCCGAGGTACATCAGGTTCAACTCGAGCTTGATTTCGAACGAGCCGAGAAGGATCGTGAATTCAACCTGCAGATCCAGCAGGCAGCCTTGGTCACAAGGGAGTTGAAGGAGAATGGACTTCGATTCCTCGAAAGCGTCAAGGGACTCGGAACGGGAGTTGTCGAAAAGGCTGCATCCGAGCTCTTGGAGGTTGAGCACGCCGTCCAGACAGCAGAACAAGAGACGGACACAGACACGAAAGTTGTCACAAACGTCTTCGACACAGCCGGAGACGAATGGGACTACGCCATCGAACTCAACGAGCGTCGTCGTCAATCTGTTTATGTGATTCACATAGACGAATTCATGGCGGATGAGATGGAGTGGGAGAGCCAGTCAACGTTGACTTGGTACGAAGGCGACAAGATCCTTACCGACTCGAAGGATGTACCAATTTACGACTGGGTCTCCGTGGTGGGGGAGCTCAAGTTCGGACACGGATCAAAGGATGCCAACGTCTGCTATATTCGCAATGAGCGACTGCAAGCAGAGTACGAGGTACTGAGAGATCCGGGTTCGTACGAGATGATTGTCTTGGGCAATCAGGTTGAAGAGCGAGCTCGAAGGGCAGATGTCAAGCATGAGCACTCTCCTCGGAAGTTCCGTCAGGAGTAGGATCATGGACGAGCCGCTTGAAAACCTATATTTCAACTGGCTCTGTGCAAAGGTCCTATACCTCGAAGTTCACAGTCCATCCACGACATACTGGAAATTGTTTCGACGCCTGTTCAGTACTGAGTACGTCTGGCTGTTGGTTGGAGACGATAACAGAGCCATGGATGGAATCGAGCTTCGAGAGGAATTCTTGTTTGAGTCAGGGTTCGAACGGGATGAAGGCTGGGAGCATTTCGAATGTTCAGTGTTCGAGATGCTCCTTGCACTCTCTCGTAGAGCTGAGTTTCAGGCAAGACGCACCGTAAGCTGGTGGTTCTGGCATTTCTTGAGAAATCTCGGCCTTGAAGAGCAGTGTGATTCTGTATTTGACATCGATTACGTCGATGCCGTCCTCTACAAATTCGTGTGGAGGCAGTACAACGCTGTTGGTCAAGGTGGGTTGTTTCCCTTGAGTGAGACGAATCACGATCAAACGAAGGTGGAGGTCTGGTATCAGTTCTTCGCATATTTGGAAGACCAAGAACTAACTGCATGAGAGGGGGTTCCGTTGGACTTTTACGATATCCGCATAGCTCGTGAAAAGGACGGAACACACGTCATATACCCAGAGTGGGTCATTGACAGACGGATCACAGATGTCTTGGTCAACCACGGCTCATTCCAGGCGGTTTGGGATGAGGTGACGGGTTTGTGGTCGAAAGACGAGTATGATCTGCAAAGACTTGTCGATGCAGATCTTGCTCGTTTCGATCGTGAGTACCGAGAGAAGACTGGTGCCAACACGTGGGTGAAATACCTGCGCAACTGGGACACCAAGATGTGGGTTGGAGTGCGGAGGTTCATTGAGAGCCTGCCTGAAAACAGGCGGGACCTCGACGGGCATCTTATCTTCCAAAACACGGAGACCAAGAAGACTGACTATGCTACGCATCGTCTGCCATATTCTCTTGAGCCAAGCGGCTACGAAGCTTGGGACGAGCTTGTAGGGACTCTCTACAACGAAGAGGAACGGGAGAAGATCGAATGGGCCATCGGAGCAATCGTCTCTGGTGACTCTGTGCATATTCAGAAGTTCTTGGTCTTCTATGGTCCTCCAGGTAGCGGTAAGTCGACTATTCTCAACATTGTTGAGGACTTGTTCGATGGCTACTCGACCATATTCAACGCCAAGGATTTGACAGGACTCAACAACACGTTTGCTACTGCACCATTCAAGCACAATCCGCTTGTGGCGATTCAGCACGATGGAGACATGTCGAGAATCGAAGACAACACGCTTCTCAACACCATCACAGCACACGAAGAGATCTCGATCAACGAGAAGTACCTGAAACCTGTTTCGATCATTCCGAGGGCATTTCTCTTCATCGGAACGAACGAGCCTGTCAAAATCCGTAACGCCAAAGCTGGTGTCATCCGACGTTTGATCGATGTCACGCCATCAGGGCGCTTGATCGAGAATGGTCGCTACCACGATATTCTCAACAAGGTCAAGTTTGAGCTTGGAGGCATTGCACATCATTGCCTCGAGGTGTATGAGAAGCTGGGTAAGAACTACTACAGCGACTACACACCAACAAAGATGCAGTACCAGACGGATTTCTTCTTCAACTATGTCGAATCGTGTCACGACGTCTTCAAGTCTCAGGACGGCGTGTCATTGAAGCAGGCATGGGAGATGTACAAGCAGTACTGCGAGGAGTCAGGTGTTCCTCGCTGGCCTATGTACAAATTCCGCTCAGAGTTGGAGAACTACTTCGACCACGTAGAAGAACGAGCAACGGTCGAGGGAGAGCGTCATCGTAACTGGTACTCTGGCTACAAGGATGTGTTCAAGATGAGACCAGTAGAACTTCATCTGCCTCCATATTCTATTGAGCTGCACGACTTCAGTGAGCACACTGACTCCGTCTTCAACAACGGATACGCATCTGCACCGGCTCAGTACGCCAAAGACAGCGGGTTCCCTGGATACAAGTGGAATCGAGTGGACACGGTCCTCGAGGATCTGGATACAACCCAGTTACACTGGGTGAAAGTTCCTGAGAACCATATTGTAATCGACTTCGACTTGGTCGACGAGAACGGGGAAAAGGACCTCGAACAGAACCTCATGGAGGCAGCCAAGTGGCCTCCAACATACACAGAACTCTCCCAGAGTGGATTTGGTGTACACCTGCATTATATTTACACTGGGGACGTTCACGAGCTGTCCAACATCTACGACGTGGGAATCGAAGTAAAGACGCTGCTTGGGGACCAGTCGCTTCGTAGAAAGCTCACGAAATGCAACGATCTCGACATTGCCGAGATCAGTTCGGGGCTTCCAAAGAAGGAGCGAAAAGTGATTGAAGAGAAAAACATGAAGAGCGAGAAGGCTCTTCGTGAACTCGTTGAGAGGAATCTCCGCAAGGAGATCCACCCAGGTACCAAGCCGTCAGTCGACTTCATCCATCATATCCTCGAAGAGGCATACGACTCTGGTCTGAGCTACAACATCTTGGACATGCGCCCGAAGATTCTGGCGTTTGCAGCCAAGAGCTCACATCACTCGAGTGACTGCATCAAGGTCGTGCAGACGATGAAATTCGTCGGCAAGAACGACATGCCAGCGCCGTCAACACATGACGACAGTCCGTTGGTGTTCTTCGATGTGGAGGTCTATCCGAACCTCTTCGTGGTGTGCTGGAAGCCTGCAGGTGGAACTGTGGCGAAGATGGTAAATCCGTCAGCGCAGGAGATTGAGCCCCTCTTCAACCTCAAGTTGGTTGGGTTCAACAATCGGCGCTACGACAACCACATTCTCTATGGGCGCTACCTTGGGTATGACAATGCTCAGTTGTACAAGCTCAGTCAGGACCTGATCGCCGACAAGTCAAGTGCGCTCTTCGGTGAAGCGTACAATCTCTCCTACACGGATATTTACGACTTCAGTTCGAAGAAGCAGGGACTCAAGAAATTCCAGATCGAGTTGGGCATCTATCACTTGGAGCTCGACTTGCCTTGGGATGAGCCTGTCCCTGTGGAGAAGTGGCCTGTCGTGATCGAGTACTGCGCCAATGACGTCATCTCGACTGAAGCAGTCTTCGAGTCGAGGCGTCAGGACTTCGTGGCTCGAGAGATCCTTGCGGATATTTCGGGCCTCACTGTCAACCACACCACGCAGCAACACACCGCACGAATCATTTTCGGTGAAGACAAGAACCCACAGAGCAAGTTCATCTACACCGATCTCGCCCAGCAATTCCCAGGGTACCGATTTGATGGAAAGGAAAGTACGTACCATGGAGAAACCGTTGGTGAGGGGGGTTATGTGTATGCCGAACCAGGCATATACGAGGAAGTTACCGTTCTGGATGTGGCGAGTATGCATCCGACGAGTATCGAACGGCTTCATCTCTTCGGAGACTACACAGCC